CCACGCGATACAGTGTCCAAGTACCATCACCTGTTTTACGGGCGCGGAACCGACCAGATGTGTTGGCAGAGACTGCGGCTGTACCAACGATGGTCCAGCCTGTACCAACCACAACAGTAGCGGCGTTGGTGCCGCCGATGTTGATGATGTGGAAGTCAAATGCTGCGTTCACTTTAGCAGCGCTGCTGATGTCAGCTTCGAGCAATGCCACGGTAGGCAAAGTCAAGTTGACGGCTGCGCCGGTGTATGTGAACAGACCATTTGCCAGTTGAGCAGCGGTCAGAGTTGCTGCTGCGGTCAGCGCTGTGGGAGCGCCTTGAACGAACAGTTGAGCTTCGCCTGTGTTGCCGTCACCAAGTTGGTAACCGCCTGCGCCGTTTGGGAGTACCATGATAATTTCCTTTCAAGATTGAGATGTGAGAAAGGGGGCCGAAGCCCCCGTTTCGGTTTAGCCCCAGATACGGCAAGCCATCTGTGGACGGATGGTGCTGAAGCCGTACAAAACGTCAATACGGCAAGGCATGCGGTCGTTGTTGATGTCGTACTGACGAACAACGCGCAGGCTGATACCGTTGTGAACGGCACGAGCAGCCATGTCAACACCTTGTGGCAGCAGCAAGTCGGCTGTTGCGAAGGTGATGGCATCCTTGTGGTACACCAAGTTCTGAGCGTAGGCAGTGGAAGCAGCGCCAACGAAGGTCACAGATTTGTTGTTGCCGGGCAAAGCGTTCACAGTAGCCAGAGCGTGAGCAGCCGAGTACATCGGAGCAACAGTCACGGTCCATGTACCGGCAACGGCAGTGGAGTCAGCCAAGGCCACGAACTGGAACAAAGAACCAGTGGTTTCGCGGGTCTGTGGGTTGACAGCAAAGCAGTCAGCGATTGTGAACACGTCGCCAGCCTTGATCGTGGTGGTCACGGAACCTTGAGACAAGCTCAGAGTTGCAGAACCTTCCGAGGTCACGGCAGCAGCAGTCACAGTGGCGGCAGATGCGTCACGCGAACCGGTGGTGAACTGCTTGATCGACTGAGACATGTTGATTTCTTCGTAACCCAACACGCCAGTGCCCATCATGCCGTTCTTGAACTGCTTGCTGATGGTGTCGGTGGGGTTGAACAAACCTTTCATGCCTTCAACCAGACCAGCGTTGGCGGCAGGGTTGACGGTGGCGTAACGTGGAGACATCACGGCGGCGTTCTCGTTCAGCTTCTGCTGGGCTTGCAACAGCACCAAAGAAGTCGAAGGAGTGGTGCCGGGGGTGCCGACCGAGTTACCGATGGTCTTAAATGCGTTGGCAACGTCAGCGTCGATGCTGGAGGCCAACTGGCTGATACGAGGCTTGAGCACACGTTCAGCGAAGTCGTCCAACTGCATGGTCAATTCAGCGGATGTGAAGTTGACGCCGATGTGCTTTTGGTTGGCAACGGTTAAGGTTGTGAACTGTTCGTTGTCGTCCTGAACTTGCAGGGCGGCACCGTCAGTCACCAGAGCGCGGTCGGGCAAACGGATACGCAGTGTGGAACCAATCTTGGCACCTTCAACAGCGAAGCTGTCGTCGTACTGACGGTTTACGTTGCGGGTGATCACAAGGTTGTTCTCCAGAATTTCCAGAGATTTCCGTGTGATCATGTCAATGGTCAGAATACTGTTAGACATTTCAAAGTCCTTTCAAAGAGATTTAGCGGATCATTTGCGCTTGCATCTTCTTCATCTGCCGTGCACGTTCGGCTTCAATCCACTGCGAATCCGTCATGGTCTTAATAGACCGTGGGTCCGTAGTGTCATAGGCCGGTGCTCCAGATGAGCGTGCGGTGACAGGTGAAATAGGTGCTGGCGCAGACGTGGTTCGTTTTACCGGAGGTTCTGCGGCCAATTTGGCCTCGATCTTCCCGATTTCCTTCGCCTGGCTCAATGGCGTCATGCGTGAGATGCGATCTGCTTCTTTTGGGTTGGAGCCGAGGTAATACGCTAACTCAGGTCCAATGTCCGAAGACTGGATCGTTTCGGCCATCACGTTTGTGATCGGCAGCTTGGGGTTGTAGGCGACTTGTTCAAAGTCATCGTACTTGTCCCGCGCAACTTCTTCACGCTCTTGATAGCTTTCGAGAACTGCCGATTGATGTTTGGCGGCTTCGCGTTTGGCGATCAGTTCTTCGGCTTTCTGAAGGGCCAGTGCTTCCGCATAGGCTTCAGGAGACTCGAACTGATCAACGCTGGCCGTTGGCGCAGCTTTTAGCGTCTGCTGTTCAGACTGACGCTGTGCTTGTTCTCTTTCCCACTTACGTTGCTCTCTTGCGAGGCGTTTGCCGATGGCTGCATCCAATTCCTCCTGAGTAAAGGTTTTACTCGCGGTGGTTTCAGTTGCGGTATCAGCGACTTCCGGCGTACTTTCAACAACTTCAGGTGTGGCCGTCACATCCGTGGTTGGCGCGGAGTCTACTTCCGCTAGGGCTTGGACTTCTTCAGTCATGTGTTTACTCGTTAGAGTTCCTGATGGACTGCATCAGTACAGTTTGATTGGCACATATTCCTGTTTCACCCAAGGTAAACCGGGCGTAGCCAATTGTGGTGCTGCTTTCTTAGCCAAGGCTTCATCAGCTTCGACTTCGTAGGCTTGCACTTGATCATTGCCGAGTGCGTTTTTAACCCATCCAAGCACCTGCTCGGGCGTCAGATTGTTGTACTCAGTATACGGCGAACCGGCAGCGTACTCAAGGTTCGTCGTATTGTATATTTGAACAGTATGCTCACCTTGCGTGGCTGTCAAGAGCCAGTTGACCACATAGACGACATTTTGCTTGCCGTCTACGCTTGGGAAACACTGCATTTGTTCGATGGTCCAGACTTTCATGGTTGCACCTCTAGTGTGCGAATTTCTTCACGCCACGCTTGGCGTTGCGTTTTGATTTCATCCGATGTCTTGTCGTAGTAGGGAAGAACTTTATAGTCGCTATTGGTCAGCAGTGCCTTGAGTTCAGCAATGCGGTCAGCATTGGCCTTGGCTTGCGCTTCGGCAGTCTTCTGCTCGGCGGTTTTGAGTTGGGTCAGGTCAATCATTGTGGCAACTCCAAAACGCCATCGGCGGGGTTGATGATTGGCTGCGGGAATCGAGCAGCCTGTGATGCGTTTGCGCCGTGGGGCAGCAACAAAGTCAGGTGCAGCACACCGTCAACGCGCTCCACATCAGAGTCTAGCCAAGCGCAATCGGTTGCAGTTTTGGGCAGGGTTGCACCGTCAGGCACGACAGAAAAGTCATACGCCGTGCCGTTGATGGTCAGCGTTTCGCCTTGTTTAACAACGGTTAAAGTGTCGTTACAACGCTGTGGGGAAAGGATTATTTTCATGATTACTCCTTAAAACCATCGGCCAATAAAAAGAAACTGAATAGATGATGTCCAGCCGGAATCTTTGTTAGAAAAGAAATAAAGTCTGTAGCTATTATTAGCAACAGGGTCGTTGCGTGCAAAAGCAACGGTACAAAACGATTTATTGTTTGCAATTTCACCACTATTGCCCGACACTGCAATGTTTCCTGAAACCGATGAAGATGGAAGCGTCCAAGTAATTCCATCTGCTCCCGAAGCTGGTAAATAAGAACCAGCCGAAACTGCGGCAGCACCTAAATACACAATGTGAGAACACAAAAGGGTCCCATCTGCGTATCTAGTGAAAAAGCCGTTGGCGTTACTGCCATTTTCAATAATTGCACCAGTGGGAACGCCGCCTGATTGGGAGACTGCGCCAAGAATATTGCTTCTCTTAAACAGCACCGCTGGATCATTGGCGGGGGCAAGTGCATTAAATGCATCGTCTGCTGTGACTTGTCCTGTGCCGCCGTTGGCAATCGGTAACGCGCCAGTAACAGCATTTGTCAAGCTGACATTGGTAAGTGTGTTGTCCGCGCCACTGATCGTCTTGTTGGTCAGAATCTGCGTATCGCTTGTGCCGACCACATCACCTGCTGGGGTAGTTTTCGAGGTGCCCCACGCCGTTCCAGTGGAAACAGCCATTCCAGCGCCGGGGTAGACCATGCCGCCACCACCAGAGCCGTTAGCAGCCGCTGTGATACGACCTTGGGCGTCCACAGTGATGTTGGCGGCAGTATATGTGCCAGCAGTCACCGCAGTATTCGCCAATGCAATCGTACCGCTTGTGGTAATGGGACCGCCGGTCAAACCGGTGCCGGTAGCAACAGAAGTCACCGTACCGCCACCGCCACCCCGCAATTCAGTGACGGTGACTTTCTTAGTCGTAGTACCTTGAACAATCGGCAAAACTTCCGTGCCCGCCAGTGGGGTCGTTGCCGATGGGAGCTGGGAAATTTTGACGTTTGCCATTACAAATCCTTTTATGAGAGCATCAAACCACCATCTGCTTGCACAAGGTTGTCACCGATCTCGGTTAACAAATTGCCCTGCACTGTGGCATCGGCATATCCAGAATGGAAATGCCAAAGTAGCTTATTGGGTGTTGATCGGTTTGCAGTAGATTGTGCCGCCAGTGGACACCTGGATAGCGCTCACGCGCCACTGACCGCCCGTGCCTTGGGGCACTTTGAACGGGATAGGTGTGAACGGTGGAACTGGTGTGCTGGAAGTGGTGGCCACCGCG